CAGTTACTTCGATTGATACAGAAACGATTACCGATCAAAATGGTAATCAGGTTACCGTAGTAACCAACCCGGACGTTGCGATTGCTTACAGTACTCTTGAAGAAGTATCGCGTGAAGTACAAGCCGAGGGTTGGACGTTTAATAAAGAGTTTAACTACACGTTCACCCCTGATAATAATAAAGAAATTTTATGGCCTAATAATGTTATTCAGCTTGATTTGTCTGATGATCCTCGGTATCTCAGTTATCGAGAGAAGGATACAGTAAAACGTAATGGCAAGCTATATGATCGAGTGTACCATACTTACACTTGGAATGAACCTGTTCTATGTGATGTTGTATGGTTCTTCTCTTGGGATGATCTACCTTCACCCATCCAAGATTACATCACCTGTAGAGCTGCTGCAATCGTCTCCAGTAGGCTTGTAGGTGACCCTGCACAGTATCAGATCCTCCAACAAAAAGAAGCCTATGCAAGAGCCATGGCGATGGAGTATGAGTGCAATCAAGGTGACTACACTATGTTTGGCTACCCTCGTGAAGGTACTTACTATCAAAGCTATCAACCGTACAACACACTGCAGAGATTCTGATGGCAGCAGTTACACAAACTATTCCTACTTTTCTTGGTGGTGTCAGTAAACAAACTGATATTAAAAAGCAACCTGGTCAAGTTGACGAAATTCTAAATGGCTACCCTGACCCTACTTACGGTCTGCTTAAAAGGAATGGTAGTCAATTTATTGATCTGATTACAGAAAGTACTCCTGGTGAATTTACTGATGGTCATTGGTTTACTGTCTCACGGGACAACGACGAACGATACATTGGTGTAATTACAAAAGCCGGTAACATCCGTATTTGGAATACTGTCCCTACTATTACTGGTGGTGTACTTAGTATCACTGAAGCTACCATTACTAATAAAACTGACGCAGATGTTGTGTCGTATTTGACACCACCTGCTACTACTAATGGTACCAGTGATTTCCATACATTTTCTTATCTAGATCAAACTTATATCATTAATAAAAATAAAACTGTAGCAATGACAGCGAAGACTGATTATTATCTTCGTACTAGAGCTACAGTTGTTATTGGTAGTATTGATTATGATAGCGCCTATAAAGTTGTCATCAATGGTACTACTTATACTTTTAATACTGTTGATCTAGCTGCAGCTGATGCCCGTGGTTATCCTGTCACATCTGATGAAATTCTTTCTGGATTAAAGTCAGCTATTGATGGAGCGTTAAGTTCTACTTTTACTACCATTAAATATGCTAACAGTTTAGAGATTGAAATCAAAGATGGTCAAACACCATTCACTATTGAAGTGGCTGGTGGTATTCAAGGTATCTCCCTTACCTGCTATCAAGATGATGTCGTTAACTCAGCTAGACTTGCTGCATATACCAAACCTGGCAGACGTGTTAAGATCACCAATAGTATTGATGAACGCTCTTCTTACTATGTAAAATTTGCTTCTACTGGTAATCTACCTGGTGGCACATCTTCCGTTAATCAAGGTTCTGGTTTCTGGGAAGAGGCACGTGGTTGGGATATTGATGTAGATGCTAACGGTGATCCTATTGCTACTAGTGGTAAATATGTCGCCCAACTTGCATCTAGTGGGTTTGATGCACTAACCATGCCATATAAGCTAGTTAGTACTGCTACTAATGCTTTCACTATTTCTAAGGAAACATGGGCTTCTAGATTTACTGGTAATGACTACGGGAATCCTGTTCCATCTTTTGTAGGAAAAGAGATTAAATTCGGTCTTGTCTACAGTAACAGACTTGTACTCCTAACTACGGATACAATTGTTATGAGTGTGGCAAAAGACTTTGAAAACTTCTTCTTTACTAGTGCTCAAACAGTCATTGCATCTGATCCTATAGATGTAGAAACATCAAGCTCTAAAGTAAGTAACCTATACTGTGCTGTACCACAAGCACAAGGTCTTGTCTTATTCAGTGAGTATGAGCAGTATATTCTTTATTCAGAAAGTGGTATTATCTCACCTACTGATGTGATCGTACGTACAATTAGTCAGTACGAATCAGATAGAACAATACCTGCTCAAGATACTGGTGACTTTATTGCATTTGCAACTAAAGTATCTGGATCTACAAAACTACTTGGTATGCAAGCACGCGGTAATCTAGCTGCTGCTGAAGTGTCAGAAATCAGTATTGTTGTTTCTGGCTATATGCCAAAAGATATTCAACGGTTAATTGTTAGCGTACAGGACTCACTTATGGGTCTCTACACAATTGGCTCTAATGAAGTCTTCTTGCATAAGTATTACTCTAGTGGAGAAAATACAGCTATGCAAGCTTGGTTTAAATGGGAAATAGTTGGTGCTATCAAATACCTTACAATTATCAATAACTACTTTGTTGGTATTGTAGAGGATAATAGTCAATATAAAGTTATCATATTTGACATCATTCAAAACTTAGATCCTGCTGATGTAGATATTAGCCCAGCTATTACTACAACACGCTTAGATCAATCCTTTGTTGTTAAATGTGGTGGTACAATCACGTACGACAGTATTACCAATAAATCTACTATTCCTAAACCCTACACACACGTTACAGGTAAGACACCTATAGTTGTCACTGCACAGACAATGACGGATGGTACTGCAACTGATTACAGTACGCTGTATAAGCTTGCTGCTGTACCTGATCCTAATATTACACATGACGTTATTCTTGAAGTAGAGATAGACGGTAGTGGTAATTGGTTAGTACTTGGTGATTGGACAGGTAAAGAGTATGACCTTGTGGCTGGGTATGCGTTTAACTTTGAAGTAGATCTACCTCGGTATTTCTATCGTTCACAAAATAACGTAGACTGGACTGCTTCATTAACGATTGCTCGCATGAAGTTTGAAGTTGGGTTTAGTGGTGCTGTTAATTTCTACATTACCCGCTATGGTGCTCCTGAGTGGATTAGTGTTGCTGGTGTGCAGAATGCTGGTTCCTATCTATCTAACTCAACCCCTACTATTGATCGGACAATTCTAACTGTGCCTATTCATCAAAAGAATACAAATTTTAATCTTAAAGTAAATAGCAGCTCACCATTTCCTGTCTCTTTAAATAGTATGACTTGGGAAGGTCAGTATGCACCACGTTATTATAGGAGGGCTTGATAAATGCCAATTCCTGCAGGCCTAGCCATTGGCTTAGGCAGCGCTGTATTTGGTGGAATCCTTGGTGGCGCTCAACAAAGTGCTCAAAATAGAGCAGCTGAGCGTCAAGCTCAACTTGCATACGAAGCTAATCTAGCTCAATGGAACTTCAACAAAACTAGTGCTCGCCGTCAATACAAATATGATAAGAAGTCGGTTAAGATTCAACGTAACAACATTGAACAAAACCTAGCTTATCAAGAAGCTACCGCCAATCAATCATGGCGTTATCAGATGCAAATCCAAGCATTTGATTATGCCAATCAGATGCGTGCTTTTAATAAGTCACGACAAACTGCATCGCAGCAACTTGAATTTAATAACCTAGCTTATGATTATGCTCTTCAGGATGCTGCACGGTGGGAGCAAGAACAGAATGTAGCACTTGACTTTGAAGAAAAGTCTACAATGCTTGCATATCGTTTCAACCAACGTGGTGAAGCACTTAATATGCAACAAGCTGAAGTTGCTCTTCAACAAACCCGCGGCATGGGTCAGTTGCAGCAGCAACGGGCATATGTTGAAAGTCTTGAGCAAGCAGGTGTTGCACAAGCAAAAGGTGCTATGGGCATTAGCGCTGAGAAAGCCGCAACAGCTGCTATTGCAAAAGCAGGTGCAATTACAGCTGGTATTATTCAAGAAGTAATTAATGGTGAGCAGAATTATGGTCTTACTTCTGAAGCCATTAATTTGAAGCTTGAGCAACTCAATGATAACTTCTACCTCGATAAGGCACAGCTAGCTGCATCTCGTGTTAGCCTTGGCAACCAAGCTAAAGCTATGCGTAATCAAGCTGCTCTTAATAAGTATCAAGGTGATATTAATGCTATTGCCAATATGATGCTTGAACCTATTATGCCTCCTGCTATCCCCAAACCGCTTGAACTACCTCGTCCTACTCTTCAAGATCCTCTTGAATTTGATAAGAAGATGTGGAATAGTGTTAAGCCTAAGAAAGGTTATGTGGGTGGTATGAGTCCTGTTGCTGCTGGTCTTGGTCAGTTTGCTTCTGGTGCATTTAATGCTGCACTTAATTCATGGAATCCCGCTACTAGTTCGTTCACATAATGGCTAAATTTAAAGGTTATGCAAGTCCGACTGGATTCCAACCTATTCAGGCACCAGATGAATCCAGAAAATATTTAGCACAAGGTCAACAACAGTTGCAGGCAATGCAACGTGCTATGAACTTTGACCTAGCTAACCGAGATCGGTATCTCTCTGCTATGCAAAATGCACAAGCGTTAGAGATGCAAAATCGAGAAATGATCTTTAAACAGGATACACGTAATCGTGCTGTTGTTCAAGATCAGATTAATTCTAATTATCAGCAGACAATTCGTGATGCTGAAACTCAAGGCAGGCAAGAGGTTGCAACTCTTAAGGCTCTTTCAGCTTTCTCTGGGACTGCATTTAATGCTCTTGGTGAGTTAAATAAAAAGCGTGAGGAGGGCATTAAGCTTGGTGTTCAGAAGTCTTTGTATGCACTTCGTCCTGATACCAAAACCCTTTTAGAGATTCATAAGCTGGATCGCAACCTAACTGATCAGGCTCTTAATGAAAATCAGTTTGTTCAAAGTCTACTGAAACAAGGCGGCTCTATTCAAGATGTTCGCTATTTGATGAAGCACAGTAATGCCAAATACTGGGCTGAATCTAGACAGCTTCTTGAAAGCGCTGGTACTGGTTATGGTAACTTTGTCAACGAAAACTACGAAACTAAATTCAAGGTCCGTGAAGGTCAAGAAATTAGTTATGCTGAAGCTCGCCAATCTGGAGATCTAGAAGCACAGCAGAGCATACTTTCTCAACTGAATTCTCAGTACAGGCAAGAAACAGGTCTTCTTAGTTTTAACCCTACAGCGGTTGCTACTTATGTGGATCCGCAAATGCGTGCTTTTGAGAATCAACTACAGCAAGCAGCTAATGCTGAATACCGTAAACTTGCTGATGCCGAAACTCAGAACAATATTATTCGATCCATTAATCAAAAGGTGAGTGCTGAAGGTGCTCCAGGTTTGGCTCAATGGTTATCGTCTCTTCCTGCAGGCAACCAACGCAGAGTAGGTAAAGCTAATGTGCTTAACTTTTTTGCTACAGCTGCAGCTGGAGATGGGTGGCAAGATGCTCAAACTGTATGGCAAGAACTTCTTAACCAACCTATTGATGAAAAAGGTACTACCTTTGGTGAGTTCAATAAGAATGATCCTGCAGTTATTGAAGTAACTCGTGCTTTTGTGCAAGCGCGTGCTCGTACTATTCAGGACTTTAATCTTCAACAAAATGAAATGATGGTTCAGCGTAACATGGCTGAAAATGACATCATTAAAATGCTTGAAGAATTGCCTGGTGGTTACACCGATGCTGATATTGAGGCTGCAGAAGCTCGGCTTGATGAGCTTGTGCCTGGTGTTGATAGTCAGCGTTTGAAGAGCATGATGCAGAATGAGTCTACTAACGCTCTTTACCGTAACAAGATTACTAAGCAACTCCAAGACCTTGCTGATCGTGGCTTGCTAACTGAAGAACGTCTTAATAGCATGGGTGTTCCAGGTACTATTGCTGCACAGTTTAGGGGTCTTGCAAAGGCTACTAGTGCTGATCGTGCTGCAAATGGTAACTTCAAACCACAGATGGATGCTTTGGCTGCACTTGCCAAGTCCCCTCCGACTATTCAAGCTAAGCCCGATGGTACTTATCACTGGTCAGTACCTTTGATGACGCAACAGCTTCAGAATAGGTTCTTGACTAAGTATGCCGAGCTGAAAGCTGCTGGTGATCCTAATGCTGTAAACTCTGCACTGTCTTTTGTACAACAAGAGTTCGCTGCACAGTCTAAGAATCCTCAATTCTTCTCTACTGATAGTACTAACCTTGGTGGTTATTCTCAATTCACTAGAGCTATAACACCGTCTACTGCATCTACTGCACGTATGCAGTGGGTACAAGGAAGTGTAGCAAGGCTTGGTGTAAAAGCGTTGGACAGTAATGGGTCTATTTTCACTATCTCTGAACTCAATACTATTGAGCAAGATATGAAGAAGCCTGGATTTAAAATGGATCCAATGGCTGAATACATTGGTAGACAGATGGGTATTGACCCACTGGCTGTTATTAACAGACAACGTATTGCAGCTGGTCTTACTCCTGTTCAACTTCCTGAGTCTACCACTACATTTAGTCAAACAGTTAATCCTGTGTTTAAACGTATGTTGGATGCATATCAAACCCCTATGACTTCTGCTAGGGCTATGACATCCACACGTACATTTAACCCTACCCTTATTCCTAAAGGATATGGTCCTCTTGTTATTCAAGCTGCTCAATCAGCAGGGGTAGCTCCTAACTATATTGCAGCCTTAGCTGAGATTGAAAGTGGCTGGGATCCTAATGCAGGGTCTTCAGTTGGAGCTATAGGATTGATGCAAATCTATCCGCCGTATCATCCTCAATACACTGGTGGTAAGGATCCGCAAGCTAATCTTAATTATGGTGCATCTTACTATGCTCAACTACTTAAGAAGTATGGTGATCCTGTAAAAGCTGCTGGAGCTTATAATTCTGGTCCTGGTAGATTTGATGAATACCTTACTCAAGGAAGACCACTTCCTCAAGAGACTATTAATCATATGGCTAAATTCTCCAAAGCACTAGCTAAATATGGAGATGTCTCACAGCTACGGTCTACAACAACAATGCGGAATACTTTTGCTGTTAAGCAGTACGTTAGCGGTGATCCAGCTATCCAAGGCATGAATACTGGTAGTGTTATCTACGATCCAGTTGGTCATGGTGGACAAGCTTATCATAACCACTACGAATTTGCTACTAAGCAACAAGCTATGGAAGCTAAAAAGTTGTATGAATCCAAGGGTTACCGAGTTACATCTTACATTAGACCTGGTGATCCTGGAGCACATGGTAAAGGTTATGCAATTGATGTAGCACCTCCCTTAGACTTGCCATATGATCGAGAAGCCGAAGCAAAGTGGTCTGCTGAAGCAAATGCAGTAATTGGATTTAATCCCTTACAATAATGAACGAAGACGATCTCATGCAAGGGATCCTGTATGGTACGCCAGACATGACGGCAGAAGAGGAGCAGCAGATGATGCTGCAAGCAGAGCAAAGCCAACAAGACATGCAACTCATGGAGGACATGGCTCGTCGGCAAATGCTACAGCAAGCTGCTCCTCAACAGCCTCAAGGATCTACGCAACAACCTGCTCAACCTACGGGTCAAGAGCAACAACAACAGCCTCAACAAGAAGGTGGTATTGACATTGGTGGTCTTGCTAGGCAAACACTAGAAGGTGCAATGACTGTACCTGCTGGTCTTATTGACTTTGGTGTAGACCTTATCAATATCCTTCCTAGTAAGGAAGTACCTGGGATGACTAATCCTTTTCGTCCTGATGGTAAGGTACAGAAACTTCCTAAGTTTCAAAGTGATATTACTCAGGCATTTAGAGAAATTAGTAGTGTAATTGCTCCTACACTTCTTTTGACTGGACTTGGTGGTGGTGCTCTTAAAGGCGCTGCTAGTGCTAGTAAAGTAAAGATGCTGCAAGACCCGTTTGTTAAATGGGTAGCACCTAAACTCTTTGCTGCTGGTGCTGGTGCTGCAGTTGATTATACTGTTCAGTTTAACCAAACTGATGACAACTTGACTGGCACACTCAAGAAATCCTTTCCTGCTCAATTTGGTTGGATTCCTGATAATGTTGCTACACTTGATAGCGATAGTCCTGATGTAAAACGTGCCAAGAACGTTACCGAAGGTGTTGGTCTTGGTCTTTTTACTGATTTTGCTGAAGGTGTTGGTAAACTTGTCAAAGGTGTACGCGGAGTACTACGCTCTACTCAATGGGTACCCGAGTCAGAAAAGGCTACACAGTGGTTCTCGAAGAACTTAGGTACGGAGGCAGCCACTGACATCGAGGAGGCTGTTGCAGAGTCTGCTGCACGTCGCTCAGACGCTTTAGATGAGCTTGGTGAATACAACTTTTCTAAGAACGCTAACCTTGATGAGCCTATGCTTGGTGTACATGACCTTTATGGTTATGAAGAATCAGGTATTCGTTCTGTAGATAACCTCGGCGTTGTAGGTGCTGCTGTTGATGTAGCACGTATTACTAACAATGTTGATAGCGTCTATGGTCGTGTAGGTAGTGTCATCTCTGAACCTGCTCTTAAGTTTGGTCTTGAAGTACCTGATGGCATGGAGACTATTATTAAAGGTCTCGCTTCTCAGCTACAAGATGCTGGTGAGTACGGTTATAGAACTGCTTCTGGCAAGTATCTTTCCCATAAAGAAATCATGACTGCTGGCGAAGAGCTAGCAATGAATTTCTATAAGATGGATACACCTGAACTTCAACAAGCAATTAAGAAGTGGCAAGGTATTGATGTAGATACAGGTGCTCCTGTACTAAAGAGTGAAGCATATGCTGCTGTCTTCCAGACTATTAATAAGTTGATGGATGACTACGCTAACATGGATGTTATGCGTGCTCAAGCATATGTTGGTACTTCATTTGCTGGTCAGGTTTCTGACATGGCTCAAGGTGTACGTCTAATGGATGGTACTGCTGCTGTTGATCGAGCACAAGAGCAGATTCTAGATCGTCTTGAATTCTTGATGGCACAGAAGGGTATGACTTCATACTCTCGTGGTCGTGCATTGAATATGCTTAACCTTTGGAATCGTCTTACGATGAAAGGTAGTGATGCGGCTGATGCTGGTTATGCCACCCGTATCAATAATACCATCAAGAATGAAGAAAACGCTACCCTCCAAGCTATTGAACGTATCAAAGCTGAAGCCAAACAAACCATTAACACTTTACGTGAAGTAAAAGCAGAGCGTCCTGAGATGCTTGCTCCATTGATGATGGCGTATGAGTTTACTGATGGTAAAGTAGATACAATTTCCAAGCTTAATAACTACGTTCGTGGTTCTTTGGGTACACTTAGCAAGGCTTTCTTTGATGGTGAACCTGAGATCCCTTCTGTTGTAATGCGTGGATTCTGGTCTAACCTTTATAATTCCACTCTTTCTGCTATCGGTACTCCTATCAAAGCAGGCGTTTCCAATATTGCTCTACTTGCTGAGCGTCCTATCGCTCAAGCAGCTGGTGCAATCATTAATGGAGACATGGCTACCTTCCGTAAAGGTTGGTATCAATATTCTGCAGCTTGGGATACTTTGAGCAATGCATTAGGTTACATGAATCAGGTCTTTCGTAGATCTGCTTCTGATCCTTATGTGATGGCTCTTCGTGAAGATACTGGCGTAGCAGATCAACAACAGATTGAACTCCTTAAAACCTTTGCTGATGCTAAAGCACAACAAGGTGAGTACGGTCCTCAGGTTATGATGTCTATTGTAGAGGCACAAAATGACCTTGCAATGCACCCATGGCTGCGTTTTGGTCAGCGTGGTATGCAAGCATTTGATGGGTTTACTCAATCAGTTATTGCTAACTGGGAAGCTCGTGGTAAAGCTTGGGATACTATTACTAAAGGCGGTGTAATCCCTCTTGACAAGAAAGCATCTGATCAGCTGTCTAAAGAAGTATATGCTGCAATGTTTGACGAAAATGATAACATTACAGATAGCGCTGTAAGGTATGCATCT